TCAGGAGTTCTTACCACATATTCAGGAACACCACCTCTGTCAAACTGTGCCACTGTTACACCACTAGCTATTGAAGCTGCTGTTGTACTTGCCGCACCTCTAGTGCATCCTGTAAATGTTGTACTTGTTGTGCCTGTATATGTAATAGTTTCATTGGCTATAATTATTGTTCCTGCACTATCAAATCCTGATGTGCTAGAAACAGTTATAGTTGTGACACTATCTGTATGTGTTGTGCTAGTAGTTGTAGTATTTATTTCATCTTCTTGATTTACAACTCTACTTATATAATCATTGTAATTAAGTATGTTTAATCTATATCCACTATTTCCTAAATCACCATCTTTAACTATTCTAAATGTATTATAATCTACTGTCTTAGTAGATGTAGGTAAACTATACCTAACTACACCTGCTGTGAGTGTTTTAGTTTCTGTTGCATGATTAAATGGATAGTTAAACTCTCTCTGATTAATAAAACGTATAGATTCATTAACTGCGTTTTGACATTGAACTTGTATACCCCTAGCACTAGAAAAGGTTGTAGAAGTTAATGCAACCTCATTCAACCTTGCTATTACTTTATTTGTTAGTGTAAGGTAAGTTTCTGCCATAATAATTCCTAAGTAAAATGAAAGAGCAAGTTGCCCTGCTCTCTCATATATAAGTTAAGCTAAAGTATCTCTGTCAACTTCGTTGGCATTGAAACCGTCACCACCCATGTCACTGACATCGGCTAGTACTGCGTATACTCTTATCTTACCTGCTGAGAAGGTTGCACCATCTCCTGCAAAAGTAAGGTCAAGTGTATCTGCTGAAGCAAGAACAACATCTGCTGATGGTGTGACACTTGGAGCATAAGCTCCATCTGAAGCACCATCGATGTCAAAAGCAGTAACATACTCGTTGTCATCTGCTCCTGTTCCTAGAATAGCAGTAGCATTAGTACCTGTATTCATAGTAGCACTCTCAACAACTTGAAAACCTGCTGCAATTATTTTAGTATTTGCAGGGATTGTCAAGCACTGAACTACATCACCACCTGTACAAGAAATTGCTTGTGCAGTAAGGTCAATAGTTTTCTGTATTTGATAAGGTGCTCTACCTCTTGAACTATTACCGTGGGCAGGTAATAATAAACTTGTAACTGTAGCCATTGATTACTCTCCCTATGCTAAATGATATATACAAGTAGTGATTGCTTCAGGGCGAAGTATCTTTCTACCATATAAATGCATACCACGAACAATATCAGCAAAAGAATCAGGGTCTCTATAAGTCTCTGTCTTGTTGATTTGCTCGGCAGTAGCGACTGATGAAGAATGACCAGCAACAATCACACCATAGTTGGATGAACTGTTTGTACCTGTATTAGAAGGTCCAGTTCCAACTGCAGGAAGATTGTTAGACTGATAAACCTTGAAACCATGTAGGTTGTTTAGGATTAAACCATTCTGTAGTCCTGAACCACCAAAGTCTGAATCAAATAGTCTTGAATCTTCATCCTTTAGAACTTCAATAAATACAGGGTCTAATACTAACCATCTACCATTAGTATCAACATTCTGTTGGTCTAGTAGCCTTGACATTCTAGCAATAACGGTTAATGGATGTCTATCACCGTTTGCAGGAGCAGCAGTAGTAGCTCCACCTGTTCTTGGTAAGATAGCCACAGCATCACCAGAAGAACCTCCGAAATCTTCAGCATCAATTTTCATTGAAGATAAGAGTTCGTCAGAACCTGCAGTTGAAACTGCTTTAGCACCATTTACAGTTGTATTAGCTGTATCGGGTGCTCCATGTATAGAGGATTGCTTAAAACCTGACATATAACCAAGAACGTCTTGGTCAAATTGGTCGGCTAGTCTGTAGGCAGCTCTATCTGATGCTAACTGTTGAAAGTTAATATGAGAATGAGCTTCTTCGATATCATCCACTTTAAATGCAAAGTAATTAGCTTTGTCAATAGTAAGTGAAAACTCTTCATCGTCAAGGTCTTGAGGAGTAATAGTAGTTCCTCTTGAATAAGCCTTAACGGTTATTTCTGGTTCTTTGATAACCTTAACGGAATCGCCCATATTAGCAATCTCACCGAAGTAATCATTATTAGTGATAGCTTCGACAATAGAACCCTTGCGAAATGCAAGTTGAACTTGTTTGCTGTAAATAATAGGACTAAAATTACCGTTAGGTAAGTTACCATAACCACCGGCTGATGTAAATGCCATTTAAATCTCCTTTAGATTTATTTAGGTTAAGTTTAATTTTAGTCTTTTACTTCAATAAGGACCATTCATAGTTGAGGTTGTACGTAGGATAGCGATTCCTTTGTAGGCTCATATAATTGGGTAATCTCTGAAGTTTGCGTACAAAGGTAACATAAGTGTCCAAGTATGGGGTTATGTTACACTTCTAGTTACATATAGTTATATTCATAAATAACTATTTGTCAACATTCTTTTTTAATTATTATTATCTAGCTGAACCAGATACATCATAAATAAAATTACCTGCTCGTATAGCTTCCATTATTGTGTCAGCTTTTTTTTCATACTCTTTAGCAGACATCTTTTGGACAACAGACTCCAATATCTTTTTACCTGAGTCTGTAGCATCAACTTTTGTTCTTGTAGCTTTTGCACTAACTTCCGATGCAGCACCTTTATCATTCTTAGTCTTAGATGCCTTGCTAATATTTCTATCTGCTTTGTACAAGTCAATTGCTCTAGCTGCTGACCTTGCATCATTGTCATTTTCATATAATGCATCTTGTACCCATTTTGGTTGGTCATCTGCCCATTGATGGAAATCATCACTATCCCTTATCTCATTAAAATCAGGATGAAACTTTAATAATTCAACCTCGGCTCTTTCTTTTTTAGCCGATATGTTCATCTCATCTATTTTCTTTATTCTATCTTCTAGCTCTAAAGATTGCTCTCTAGCTTTCTTCATAGCTATTGTTTCAACAATCTTTGCTACGTCAGGATATTCTGTTGCCCATGCTTCTATGTCTTCATCGGACTTAGGCAACTTCATTTCTTTTTTAGTAGCTTTAGCTAGTTGTTCTTTCATATCATCTAGCTGTTTTTGAAATTGTTTTTCTTTTTCTTGCGTATGCCTTCTTAAATCTCCGTATCGCTTTTTAAAAGTTTTCTCTTCAGCAGAAGTCGGTTCTTCTTCACTCGTATCTTCCTCTTTGACAATCTCAGTTTCACCTTTTTGCTCTTTAACGAGCCTTTCAAGTTCTTCTTCATCTTTTTTTATTCTCTCTTCTTGAGAATAGGGTTTATTCATAAATGCAACTTTTTTAGGTGTGTTTTCTTCCACCATTACTTTTTCTTGTGCTTGTTCAGCCATTTTCTTCTCCTTGGGGGTTATCGTAGCCATTATATTGGGGGATAAGTAGCCTTATTATATCATATTATAATTATATTGTCAAAATAACATTTTTATGTCCATCCTCCCATACCATCATCACTATAGTCACTAGAAGAATCATCTAATCCACTACCTCCATCATTATCATTATTATTGTTTTCTTGTTCTCGCCTTCTTCTTTCAGCTTCTGCTCTAGCTCTATCCGCCGCTTGACGTTCTTCTTTTTCTCTTTTTTGTCTGTTGGCTTCCTCTTGTCTTGCCTTTTCTTCTATAGCAGCTTGTCTATCGGACTCTTCTCTTGCTGCTTTTTCATCTCTTTCTCTTTGCTCTCTTGCTTCTTGTTCTTTCCTTGCTGTATCGTCTTGTTTTGGAGCATTTCCCGGATTGCCTTCACTATCAGTGAAGTTTACAGTTGTACCATCAAAATGCGTAAATGTACCATTGACATTAACACTATAGCTTGTTCCATTAGGATTTTTTCTAATCTCTTTAACACCACCGTTAGCTTCTATTTTAGATATTGCTTCATTAGTAAAATTTAATTTATTTAGTTCTTCTGTTGTTTTATCTTCATCACCTAATGGGTCACCTGTTAATGTATCATCCAAATCTTTTTCGGCTTGTATCTTAGATGCTAGAGAATCTTTAGCTAAAGAACTAATACTTGAAAAAAGATTAGATAACCCTTTCTGTTTATTTGTTACTTCAAACATATTAGGTTCAGGAGTAGTTTTACCAAAATTCCTAATACTATCCATGATGCCTTTTGCTTTTTCTGTGAAACTTTTTTGTTCTGCTTCATTAAAAGAATAAGTTGAATAAGGTTTACCTACACTAGCATAATAAATATCTTTTCCAAAATCTAATGCCACCCTACCTTGTTTAGCCAATGCTTCTTTTGCTTCGATTGACCAATCATTTATATTAGAAACTTTAGTTAAACCATATTCTTTTTGTATTTGAAGAGCAGCTTGATGAAATGCTGTTGCTTGTGTTTTTCCTAGTTCTGCTTTTGAAACTGAGCCTTGAGCAGTAAATCCCCCTGTATAAGGTGCTAATGCTGTACCCGCAGCGGATGCAAAAGTAGCAAATGGACTACTAGTTAAGACACTAAACATACTAAATTGAGATTTACTAAAATCATTTAATACATCTCGCAAGTTATCATCTAAAGCAAATCTGTCTGTAGATGAATAGTCTATACCACCTTGTTGCACCTCACTCGAACTAGAATTATCATTATTATCATCATAACTATAATTTATAATGGAATCTATTTCTTGTTTAACATCATTTACATCTTTTCTTACTACATCTGCCTTAGAGGTAAATTTTCCTCCATATCTATCTTTGGGTGTGGCATCCAAAAAACTATATGGCATTTTTACTTCAGTAGTCTTTTTTTTTAAGAAATCCGATGTTTTAGGTATATTAGTAACCATACCTCTAGTAGGTACATTTTGTTGCCTAACATTTAATGGTTTCTGTTGAACCATAGTTCTTTGTTGAGGTATAGTATTTATAACAGAATTGTCTTTTTTTAGGTCTGTATTTTCTGTGGTAGGTGTAGTGCCGCCTTCAGCCATTGATACTACCCCACCTTGGTTAAAATTTGATTGGGTGTCCTCTTCCTCAATATCTAGGTCATCCATAGTGAAAGGTATATCATCAGGCAATGTTGCTTCATCAGCATTACCCATCTGACCCATATCTTCCATTCTTTTTAAACCTGCTTTAGCTTCTTGTCTCATCATCATTAGTTTCTCTAATCCTATGAAACGAACTACGTCAGCAGGAAATACAAACTCTCCTTCGCTTAGTTGTGCAGGTATATCATCCCTTACT